CTAGGTCGCATCCTGAGCGCGCTAAGAAGGTTGGGTCGATGGCAGACTCCGAATCGAAGTAAACGACCATCTTGCCCGATTTCTGAGCGTTTGCGGCAATCTGAGTTGCCATATAAGATTTACCAGTCGATTGAAGACCGGCAATCTCTGTGATCTTGCCAACTGGAACCCCAGCAACTTGACCTTTACATATAATGGAATCTAACCATCTTGAGCCAGTTGGAATCCATTCTTTTACAGATGTGGGATTATCCCCTGTAAGATCGTGGGCTACATTCTGGCCTGCTTTCTTGTTAACTAACTTCATCAAGTCTTTCATATTGACTCGACCGGCTTTTGCTTTAGCCATTTTGCCTCCTAAAATAGCGGCAGACTTTAACCGGTCTGCCAGCGGCTGCAGTTATTCTGCTGTGTCTTCGACGGCTGTATCAGCTGCCGTATCATCTTCATCCTTGTCACAACCCATAGTGAGGGCTAGAGCAAGGATTGGTCCGATAAGTCGCATTTCTTATGTCTCCTTAAATGCGGCAGACTTTGACCGGTCTGCCAGCGGCTTTAACTACTCTGTTGTTTCAGTAGTAGTTGTGGTTTCCGTTGTTGTGGGGGGAACTGTTTCTTCCGTAGAAGTCTCAGCGGAAACCTCGACTGTCGTGGTTGCCTCCACTGTTTCGGCTTCGGGCGCATTCTCGCTAACCTCTTCAGCCGGGGGCTCAAGTGTACATGTCCCGTATGCAGTAGCAACAACTAGCGCTCCTCCTACAATACTTATTTGGACCTTCCAACGGGCCAACTGTGATCTTAACCATTCCATAATTTAATCTCCTTTTTATAGAATATGCGGCACCCTATTTCAGCCGGGGTGCCATCGGCATTTAACAAGCTACTTAGTTGCCATCAATTCATCAAATGCTTTGTCAACCGGATTGACAGCGGGCTCTGTGTTATATTTGCTTGTCTCAGATGAGCGAGACTCAGCAGAGGCACCGCTCGCCAATTGTTCATCTAAGATGGCGTCAATTTGTTCGGGGGTAAGACGCTCAAAGAGTGAATCAATATCGGGGATGCCTTCTAGGAGGGCGGGGATGGCCTCAGTGTCCTCCAGTAGAGCAGATGTGCTTCGACGCATTTTAAGGCTTGTTTGTGGGTAAGCACCCGGGGTTGTCGGCTTGGTATAAACCAACGAAATGTCAGTTCCTTCAAGGGTATCAGTAATATCTCCATATTCTGGATCAAGAATGTATCCGAGAAGAAGCTCATACGCTCTCTTGCCGTATCCATACACCTTCACACCTTCTTCTTCGCGTCCACGAACAAGTACGGGTGAAAAGTAGCGCTGGCGTACAAAGAGAGACTTTGCAAGCTTTTTGGATTCTTCGTCATTATTGGCTGTTCCGTCTTTCCAAAGTTGGGAAGCGAAATCGCAAATTGGACAGCGCTCACCATAGTTGCGCTTAGGGCAGGGAATTCCGCCCTTGTGATCTCCAACATTATAGTGGAAATACATCTCTTTGAGAGGATCACCATCTGTGGCTGGTACGATACGAACCACTTGTTCGCCCTCATCGGGCTTAAACCACGGCGAATTGCCGTCTCCTGTATTTTCGCCACGAAGTGTGGCAAGTTTCTTTCTCATTAGTTCCATGTTGATTGACATTAGTTTTTTCTCCTGTTTGTTTGTAAAGTATACTGTGCGTTCCACAGTACCTAATGTATCACTCTTGTTCTATCGTGTCAAGAGTATTTTGTTGTGTTGCGTTTGTGTGGGCAACGCAGAACCCAAAGTCGTGCAGGTGTGTCTCCCAAATCCCATATGAAACCTTGCGATATGCATTTCTTGGCTTCTCTTTTAGGAGATCGACAATCTGCTTGTGTAGTCCGCTTTCCTTCTCAAGTCTGTCGTGATTTATACAGATATAATAACATGTCTCGCGAACCATGTCAAGCTCAAAAAGCCATTTTTCTGATAAAGTTTTTACATCCAAAATCCCAATAGAGCGGATCTTATTAATCTCTGATGGATGTGCCATTTGGCCAATTTCTGGCTCTGTGTGATTGAAAAAATTTAAATAATGAACACACGAAAAAATAGTGTGGTTAAGCTTCTCGTAGTAGTTTTTAATAGCTAAGCCGGGGATGCTGTTTTCCACCTCTAGATTGGATAAAATTGTCAAAGATTTGAAGGCTCCAGATCGAGCATATTCTTGCAAAACGCCAAATAGCATATTCTCAAGCAACTTGGGAACGCCTGTAAGTAAATCTACGTCTGGACGAATATAAAACACTTCTAAATTTTTATCTCGAATTTGTTCTAGAACACCTAAAGTATAATTAGAACTATATGAAGAGCCGACCACAAAAACTTGAATATTTTCATTAACGTCACCAAAAAACTTCGATAAATTAGGGATGTTTTTTTCGTAATCCTCTGGATTTTCGTAATCCTTAAGTTTTTTAGTGTATTTAGTATTTTTGTAGTTACTGCCAAGTTGATAGACTTTATAGTTGTTTTCCTGAGTTTTGAAATTCTCAACTATTGAAGACGCAGCATTTCCTATACCGATTATCGATATCATAGATTTAGTACTCCGATTTCCATATAGTCTTTACCTGCTTTTAAATTGGTAACAAACTTATCCAGCTTGTTGTTAGAAAATATTTCTTTAATCTCGGGTATAAGATACCTTTCTTCGTCAGGCATGTCAAGCACTATTTCATCATGTACGATATGCGACACAAAAGTTCGCTTATCTGTAAGAAACTGATCGATGGCCACTGCTCGATCGTTTACCAAATCAGCAGTGGTGGACTGGACGATATAGTTGACCGCTTTATATTCTTGTACTTCGATCTTCCGGTCAAAAATTGTCCGGATACTGCCCTCATGATAATATTCTTTTAACAACGAATCACGATCATAGAAAGATTCTTCAATTTTAGTAGAATCGGGGTTATAAAGCCACGAAAAGAAAAAAGTTTTTGCTGCTTCTCTTGATTCAACGCCCTTGTTTCGAAAGACATTATCGACATTCCATTCGTGCACATCGCCGGTCGGCTGCTTTTTGCCCAATAAGCCTAATACCGTACGGGCTTCTGCGCCATTATAATCTAACGAGATAAACCAGTCGTTGTGGGGTTTAACAAGCGCACGCAAATCTTTAGGCATTGTCAAAATAGGAAAAGAGCCCGGATAAGTTGAAAGGCGCCCAGTTCGCGTCCCAAAGATGTTGTAGTCTATGTGCGTAGGGCCAGCTATAAGTTTCTGTGCCGCATTGCGAGTATGGGATGAGGTAAACAATGCCCGGGCATTTTGATTGTTGATGTTTAGCTCCTGATACCTTATTTTATATAGAAGTTTTTCTACTGCCAGCAAATGATCGTAGATTGGTGGTTTTTCGCAAGTCTCGAACACATCCTGTGTTATCTGGTTTTTAAGTTCTAAAAACGAAACCAAAAAATCATGCGGAACGAGATCAAAGAAACAATGTTCTCTGAAATTCACTTTGGCTAATTCGAAGGCTTTTTTGTATGCGTTCATCTTCTTTTCAAATTTAACTAAGTCTGTCATAAGATGCTCCGGGCACACCTCTTTAAGTGTTTTTCCTTGCGTCATGAACCAACCATACTCGATCGTATCATCATTCAAAAATCCCGAATACCTCCATGTTCGCATATTCGCGAACGATTCGGGAAACTCAGTCTCATTGAACACAAGTCGACCATCATGATAAATGCCAACACATTGCTTTTTGTCGTCAAGGGCTTGAAAGTACACTACCGCCTCAGTGAATTTAGTCTATTGGTAATATAGCTTAATGAGCCATTATAGTCAAATGTTTTGTTTAAAATTATTTCAAAAACATTTAAGGCCATAGTACGATCAACTCCCATAAACTGTAATATGTTCTGTGTTAGGCTTCTTTGTTCTGCTTCACTGAAAAAGCTCTCCTCTTCCATAAATCTAATTTTAGAATACAATTTGAAAAAATACTCATCGCTATAGTCTATCAGAAAATTTTGATAAGAATATGTTTTAACTTTTCGTGTTATAGACCTCGTATTGTCGTTGTTAACGAGCGTTGTGGTTAGAATTTTTGTTCTCTTATTTTCGTTGTAAATGTCGTACAAAAACTTCTTAAAGTCGTCAAAATCTGCAGCGCTTGTTGTGTCGTAACATCCAAGCAAAAATGCATCTGGGCTGTTAATTTGTTCGTCATATTGTGTCATCTTTTCAACCATAGCTGGCGATGATATATCAGCCACAAGCCTATTAGGCATATTACAATCAACCATAAAGCCATATGTGTTGCAAGCATTCAAGAAAAAATCCCAATTATTACTTTTATAAAATTTATTGTATTTGAACTCATCATCATTAGATTTTATTTTAGTGCCAATTTCAATGACGAGCCCAGATACATTTATCGGGCATTCTTTGCTTTTCAAAAAGGCTTGAAATGTGAAAACTTTAGTTTTTAACGTATTGTGTATATATGGCAACATGACAGTTACAAATTCGCCGAAATCTGCAAATTTTAAATTTTTGTTTTTTATCACGTTACCCATTCCCGTCACATATGCAGCTTTATAGTTCCTGTATAGCACTTTTGGATCAACGTATCCCGCGATCGGTGTTAGATCTGCTAAAAACTCATCTTTTGTGTCGATTTGGTTGCTGGCCGCTTTTTGTCTGAACTTATTTTGCAAATCGTGAAAGGCGTCAACCACAAA